ATTTCAATTTTTGAAATAAATTTAACAATTTCATAAACAAACAAAGAACCTACAGTATCACTAATTTCTTCGTCTTTATTTTTCCTTGTTTTTTCTACTTGAATATTGTTAATTTTAGTATCCTCTTCTAAAGAAACTAAATTCAAATGAGCTTTTAGTGTTGTATTTGCTAAACCAATTATGGCAGATCCTTCTTGCGAGTAGGTTAATTTTTTAGAAAGAATTTCATCCAAATCATATACAGTTTCTTTTTCTTCTTCTTTTATTTTTACCAAATTTCCAAAAGATTGTCTTCTCAAAGAAAGAATAATTGGATACTTATCAGTAACTAAAAAATCATGCTTTTCGACAGAATTGTCTAAAATGATCTGATTAATAACATTAGTTATAGTAATTCCTGCCATCGCCCCGTCTAAACCACTTTTTATCAAATCTTTTTGTTGCTTAACGGACAAAGGCTTGAAAGATAAAAGTTTTTCAGCAGATGGTACATACACTGTAACCAAATTTGAATCGTTAATTTGTTTTAATTTTGATAAAATGTTAGAAACACTCATATATTAATTTAATCAAAAAAGTTAAAATTACAATAAATTATTTAGGAATAGAAGGCATCGATGGCATTCTGGGCATAGAAGGAAGAGAAGGCATAGAAGCATTGCTACTCTTTTGTTCTTCTTGTTGTTTTTTAATATCTTCGTTGTATAAATTTATAAAAATTTTACAATCATTTGGAGTTAATGATAAAAAATGATCGTATGTAAAAGATATTTTATTAATTAATATAAATTGTAATTCGTAAAAATTTTTTAAATCATCATTAAATAGTGATTTTAAAAAATAAAATAAAGAATTATCAAATACATTTAATTTTAGATCAGCAAATCCTCGTTTTTCTCCTCCAAATAATATTACAATTTTATCAAGAGTTTCTTGAATTTTTTTAATATATTGTAAAATGTAATTATTAAGAGAAATAGGAATTGAGTTTATTATAGCATTCTTTTCAAAATCTGTCAACAAAAAAAACTTAATAGATTCTTCGTCTATTTTAATTTCATTTATTATTTCTTTATAAATGTCTTCTTCGTCTTTTAACTTTATTTTTTTTGGTAAATTTAAATTAATTTGAATATTATCTATAATTATAGTATTATTAAAATCGTAATTTTCTATATTTGTTAATATATTTTTAATTATAGATGATATTAATATATCGGTTTTTACTTGATTTTCTCCCGATATTTGTATTTTATTTCCAGATGAAAAAGATTTACTACTAATTAAAATTAAAAATTTTTCTAAATTTGAAAGATCATTTATAATATCTTTATCGACAACTATTTGTGATATTATATATTCTAAATAATCTTTAATTCCTTCTTCGTCGTCATTTGTTATATACTTAATTAAATTAAAATAATAACGATTACAAATCGGTTCTATTCTAATTTCTTTTTTTAAAATAGGAAGAAATAGTTTTGTTGAAAAGTTCATTAATATTAACTCTGGTAAGTTGGGTCTACTTTATAAGTATAATGATTATATACCCAAGTTACAGAATTTGTCGTCACTTCTTCTGTGTCATATTTTAAAGTTTTTTCTTGTAAATCTATCGGAACGCATCCAGTAAAAGTGTGTTGTATTCTCAAAGGCTTGTCAGATTTTGAACTCTGTCTTGTATATTCATTTACAATAATTGTAGCTTTTATAGAATCATTTCTTGTAGAAATTAATCCTTTATATGCCGCTGTAATTATCCAAGGACGGATTAATCCTTCGGTAAAATCTAAATTTGTTTCTAAGAAATCAATGCTTAAATGCCTTCCTTGCATGTCTAATCTATCTCCCGCTACTACACCCTTCAAATAACCTCCCATGCCCTCCACGCCCATGCTAGCCACCGTAACGGACTCTTTTGGCATCTTGACTGTTTGAGCAAAATAAAGACCCAGCCCATCTATGTTGGGTTGGGTCTTTTCATTAAGTAATTTACTTTGAATTTGTGGATCTATATAAAATCCATTTATATCTATGTCAGTATAATCTCTTATTATAGAAAATAAATTATTATTAGAATCGGGTTGAATTATAATCCCCCATTGTGTCTTTAATGAGAGATTATAAGCCCAATATGTTCCTAGTAAATCTAGGAAATTATTTACTAAACTATTTTTTCTAGTTTCGAGTGGCATCTAATAGTATTTAACTATTATTAGCAGGAACGCCATTAAAATTAGTTCTACTAAAGAAGTGATAAGCTATACCAACGTTGAATGTCATAACGGCACCATTACCATCAGCAATAGAATATGCAATTTCACCAACATTACGAATAGAACAACCAATTAATGTATATTTTGAAACGATGTCCAATCTCTTATCTAATTGTAGCAATGTAATTGTAGAGAATCTATTTGTAATAGACCCACCAGTTCTACCACTACCAGCAAGACCAAATACATTACCGAAAGTACGATGTGATTCGTTCATCAAACGCTCACGAATTGTTGAAGTTTCTGGGCAATAAAACTCCATTTCATAGGATTCGCTGCCGGGATATTCTACTGATCCGGGAACATTAAATGTTTGACCTGCATACTTTACAGTTTGATTAACTATAGTACGTGCAGGTAATTTTGCTGTTCTTGCGTACAACATATCGGTGGGATCAAGCACCAAAGCTGGACCTCTAATACCATCGATAATTATTGATTCTACACGAAATAGATAATCCCTAGAGAAATCACTAATTACCGCATTATCATAAAATGTATTAATTACTTGATTGGTTTGCATATATGTATATTATTTAGTTTTAGGCACCAATTATTTCGCTAAAATTAGCTCCAGTAGATGTTGCATAGAAGTTTACCAAGATAAACTCAGCAGAACGAACTGGTTTGATGTAAATGTCTACAATTAATTCATTTTGATCGATAATATCAGGAGTATTATTTCTTTGATCGCATACAATTTGATAATCGTACAATCCTTGAGTATTCTTTGCTCTATCAAAAATTGGAGATAGAGTAGATATTACACGATTTCTAGTAAATGATGTATTAGGTTCAAATACGAAATACTTAGTAGTTTTCTTTGTAGCTTTTTCTAGATACAAGAATAATCTGCGAACATTGATTCTATCAAATGCGCTAGGTTGACGTAGTAATGTTTTTTGACCAAAGATGTTAATACCATCATTTGGGAAAAATGCTACAGGATTAACACCAATTTTGTAGAGCATATCTCTTTCTTTTTGTTTTGGTGCTATTGCAACATCTAGGATGTTTGTTATACGACCTCTTGTAAAACCAGCAGGTGCATACCAAGGTTCGAAATCTCTATCAACATTAGCCATATCAGCAGCTACGAAGCCAGAGAAAGGAACCCAAATATTTAATCCAGAGAAAATATCTAGAACTTTCGCCCAGTTACCGTACACGCATGAATAGCTACTATTTGCATTTTCATACAAATGCCTCATAGGATTGTAAATGTACTGAGAAAATGACTTATTATGATCAGACATTACTTTATTGTTTGTTCCTGTAATGAATATTTGTCTTAAAGGATCTGCAATAAATAAACAGTCTTTACGTGTTTGAGAACAGAAATTATCAAATATTGTAAAGATTGCATTATAATTAACCTTGACATCATTTCGTTCGTCATCTACAATACCGGGTTCATTTTGTGAAATGGATTGCATACCAGCAACTAAACCATCAGAGCTTTGTGAATCGTCGAAATAATTGATATGATTTGCACAAGCAGTTGCGTAAATAGTTCCCAATCCAGCTTCGCAAACAATATCTAGATCAAATATTTCGTCGTTTTCAATCTTACGAAGTGTACGATCTATTTTGTAACCTAACAAACCTATCGCTTTTCCAGTAGTTGTAAAAGAAGAGAAACTTCCAACTGGGAATGCAGCATCAGCATAATCTAATCTGCTGTCGATAAGAGGTAAATCATTTAAATGATAACCAATACGAGTAGAAGTTGCATCTGCATAATTTATTAATGAATTTGTAGAACTGTGAGTATAAACACGAACTTTTTTAATAGGTACACCATTATTGTCTAACCAAGGTCCGATATTTTTAGAACTAATATAGCTATTAACAAGAACATTAATATTGTTAGAACCGTTTACAGTATTTTCGATGAAGAAGCTTACTGGGATACCACCATTTTGATTGTTTACTTGACGATAATTATCAAAAGATCCACATCTTGCTTCTTCAAAAGCAAAACTTAATGTAACAGCATCTGGATTGTATGGACTTGTTCTGAGTTTGAATAATCCAAAAGAAATTGTATCATCAAACTTTTCAGAATAAATGTCAGTGAATGCAGCAGGAGTTTTTTCTAATGCTTCGGAAATACTGCTACCATTTCTATTGCTTCCAGTATCTGTAGTCGCAGAAAGAGGGAAAGCTAATTTAGTAGTTGGAATTTGAATATATCTTGATGCGGCAGTTGCACCATCAGTTGTTAAGCCAGTTTGAATTTGTGCTCGTCCGTTAGTATAAATTGCATTAATTCCAGTGTGATCACTATTTGGTTGAATGTTAATATTATCAGTTATACCAATATAATGACCTTCGTATCTATTATTAATAGTAGACTGAATTTTATTCACTATAATTAGACCAGCTTTACCAAAATCTTGTGGTCCATTAATATCAGAATTTGGTGATGCGCTTGCAGACCAATTGAAATTTGAATTAGTGAAAGCAGAATTATCTAAAACTGCTTGATATTGTTCTAATGTCAAATCAAAATATTTTGGAGCACCTAAAACATAAGTACATTTAGTTTTTAAATCGGAAGTAATATCTCCCGTAACTTCTGTTTCATTTCCTAATACCAAATAATCAGAATATGACTTTGCTTGTATTGCTTGTTGTTTTAAAACAGTATTAACACTATCTTTATAAGAAATATAATGAGCTAGTAATCCATTAACTAATGCTGTTCCTTCGTTTACGTTAAAAACTTGATAAGAATCAATACCATTAGTCAATAGAGTATTTTTAATGACTTTCAAACTAGGAGTAGCTTCAATAGCTGCCGAAACACTAGTATAGTTAAGAATAGCACTAGGAAATAATTTTGTATTTCTATAAACTTGTGCAGGTATATCTAAAGTATTAACTACAATAGAATCTGCTGTTGATTTTGCACTTAATGCTAATGCGCTAACGTAGTAACCTAATGTTGAATTATACGCATTAGAATTTCTGTTGGTATTATAATAAGAAACCCATCCATTTACTAAAGCTTTTCCTTGTTTTTCTTCAAATACTTCATTAGCGGTTATGCCTGTTGAATTAAAATTATTATTTCTTGCTAATAATACTCTATCTGCTGTAATTACAGAAGGAATTAAAGCAAACATTGTAGATAATATAGGAACAACTGTGGTTGAATATGTGACTTTTAATTTTTCTTTGACCGCAACAACAGGATACACCAATGCGCCGAAAGATGAACCGTAACCATCACCACTACCATCACCATAAGGCATACGACTTACATACAAATTTCCGCTAGAACTATTTAAAACTTGACGAGCACTATAATAAAAATATCTTTCTGCTGAATTTGTGGGTACGCCGTAAACTTGTTCAAATTCTTCTAAAGATGTGATTTGTAGAATTTCATCAGTTGGACCTTTTCCTGCAAAACCAGCCATAAAGATATTGGTTCCTGCTGGTAATACGGGAGATAATGATAGATCTTTTTCGATGATTTCTACACCGGGAGATTGAATGCTTCTTGCCATAAAGATATTTAGTATTTTTTAGTTGATTTTTGTTATACTTTTAATAAATTTGTTTCCACTCTTCTGAAAACAAATTCTAAAGTTGTTTCTATTTCTGCGGCATCTCTATGATTATAAGAGATTTCTCCTAAACCAACAGGAAAGGATGATTTATATGTCCATTTAATAATATCATTATGGAATTCGTCTTTTGCTGTTATTATAAAATCTGAAGAATATTTTCCCAATCCCATATCTTTATTATAATCCAAAACTCCGTCATATATTCCAGTTCTTTCATTTCTTAATAAATCTAACCATTTATGAATTACCCAATAATTATTAAATTCATTATCTATAGTAAAATTTACAGAAACAGGATCGTATGATGGTTTACTATGAGAAGACACATAAACATTACCACCAGAATACCTTGCATCTTCTTGCGGAATACTATTTTTAGGAACAATAATTCCATATACAGAAAATTGTAGAGTATCTAAACTTAAATTACTATTAGAACGATCAACTCTTTTATTATGTGGTATTAATTCTTTTGGTAAAGATATAGTAAGAGAAAATTTATCTTTCCTAGATTTATTTAAAATTGATTGATTATAGTAATTCATTTTATTATTTAAGCCATATACGGTTTCCAACCTTGATAGTATAAATCGTCAATTTCAGGATTTTCGCTTGAAATATTACCACTCACAAAAATAGGTAAAGCATCACCACCAACTCCATCCTTTTCGTTTGTGTATATCGATACTGGATTCATAAAATATTTTATTCCGTAATCCATCGATTTAATTACTTCAGGTTTACTATTTTCATTTTTTTCTATGATATCAAAATAAACAGGAGCAATTTCTTCGTGTAAAATCATTAATGCCCATGCTAAAGACATCACTCTATCATCGTGTGATCCGTGTTTTGCGCTCCATGTTCTGTTTTCGTTTCTGACGAAATCTTTTAATTCTAAAACTGTATTAATATCATTAATTTGAACTGCTTTTTTTGTATTAACCCAATATCTTTTATTTAAAACTGCATCATATTTAGTATTTGTATGTGCAACAATACCAAGTTGGTTTGATTTCCTTGAAGCAATTTTATTAATTCCCCAATTTACAATATTATCATAATTAAAATCTTTTTTTAGATTGTCAACAACTTGACCTCCGCAAGAGTTTCTTTCTATCATTGCTAACGGATCTCCCCAATTTTGTAATATTTCTCTTAATTTTGGAGTAAATTCGGTAGGTGATATTTTATTATTATGATATACTGCAACTTGTTTTATTCTTCTAGGTTCTGTAATATCTAAAATTTGTACAACTGATGCATCTTTACCAACACCTTCTGAAATATCTACACCAGCAACATATAATTTTTCTGGGTCTGGTTTTTCCCATAGTAGATATTTTCCGTCATCATACACATACATGGGATCAAATGTATTTCTTCTCATCTCGTCAAATAAATCTGCATCTAACGCAGACTCTCCAACTTGATCGAAAACGCACTCAAATTCGCGTTTCCACATTCCCATATCAGATAAAGATCCCATAGTTTGTCTCTTCCACTTTTCATCTCTACCGGGAACTTCATTCCACAAAACTCTCATATGAACCCAATCGTTTGTACCTTTTACAGATCCATCATATAATTTATAAAATAAACCAGATGTATCTCTTGGTGTCGATGCCATAATGATTTTAGATTTTGTAGAAGATGAAATAATTGGATATATAGATGCCCAAAATTCATTCAACATATTTGGCTCGATCCAATCCGCTTCATCAACAAACAATATATTTGCCATAGAACCACGACCAGCAGTTCCTGTAGTGGTTGTAATTGATATACGAGATCCATTAGCTAATTCCATAGCTTCCAAACCATAATATTGAATCGGTGCTTTTAACCAATTAGGAAGATTTTCATATGCAAATCGAACTCTTCTAAAGATTTCTTTTGCTGTATTTTCTTTGTTAGCAACAAGTAATATTCTTTGATCGTCTTGAAACATGGCAACCCATAATAAAAATATTGTAGCAATAGTTGATTTACCCACTTGTCGTGAGAATAGAAACATACTAAATCTATTATCTCTAATCATCCTTAATGCTTTTTTTTGAAAAGGATGTAAACGTATTTTTATTCTTCCTTCATCAGCAGCAACAATATAAAAATGATTTTCTGCGAAATGAAGTATATTATCTTTACATTTTTTTAAATCTGCAACCATTTCTGGCGTCCATTCGAATTGTGCCTCTACCGTTGGTAGAGACGGATTATTCATGTAAATTTCTTTTTTTGGTTTTCTTCCCATGTATATACTTATCATTTTTTAAAAAAATAAATTTTTTTTTGAAAAAAAATCACATTTTAGAGTAAATAAAAATATGAGCAATAAATCTCTATTTGAAAAACTGTTTGAAGAAGTAATGGAAAACGATGAACAAGCACTAGGTATTGATACTGGTGAAGGTGGTGGTGAAGATATGGGTGATGAAATGGGTGGTGATGATATGGGTGGCGAAGGTGGAGATGAAGTTACTATTACTCTTGATAGATCTACTGCACAAGCACTGTACGATATTCTTGGTGGTGTTTTAGGTGGTGGTGAAGAAGGTGAAGATATGGGTGAAGACATGGGTGGTGAAGGTGAAGATATGGGTGGTGAAGGCGAAGAATCCGAATCTTTTGGTGGTGATGAATCTGCCGAAAGTTGGGATGATGAAGAAGATTCTCAAGAAGAAGAACAAGAAGAAGATAATGATGACAAATTGAAAGAATCTCCTCAATCTGAATATGTTCCCTTCAATAATAAAGGCGAATCCTTGAGAAATAAAAATCAAACTGTAACAGGCGCAATGGCAGCTAAAACATCAGCGCACGGCAAAGCAGAAAGAACTTCTCAAACTCCCGGTACTGAAAAATATATGCCCGCCAGTACCAAATATGATGATGGAAAGTCGATGAAGGCTAAGGGTAGAGCCGCTAATGTTAGCGGTCCCGGAAAGACTCTTTTCCATCCTTAATTAAAAACAAACAATAAATAAAAAAATAAAGAAAGGGGACTATCAAAGTCCCCTTTCTTTTTGACTAAATACATATATGTTATTGTTTAAAGAATTTTATTTGATGCAAGAATTAGCCATGCCTTATCATAGAAGGGATTCAGTATTGGTTAATCCAGATAAAATTGGTTTAATTGCTAAAAGGCATAAAGATAAAAATGATATTAATTATGTTAAAAAAGATAACGAACATAAATTAGGATCTATGACACCAAAAGATAATATTGAAATAAAAGATAAATATAATATAAATATTGATAACATTCCAATGGGAAAAGCTAAACGATTAGGAAAGAGTAATTTTGTAATTGTTAAAACTCCTATGGGAATTATAAAAAAGAAATCATAATATGTCAAATTGCTACTATTCTGGCGCAGGAAATAATAGTTTATGTTATGAGTTGTATGATAAAGACAGATTACAACCAGACAGAGACGTTATAGCTAATGTAGCAGAAGAAATGGTTCACTCGATGGGCCAAAAAATAGATTATTGGGTTAATACAACAACACTTTCGAGCGCAAATATGCTTTATGGTGAAGAACCTACTAGCGTATACCACGGACCGATACGCTTGAAAATGATAATAAACTTAAATGAAAGTAGTTTATCATTAAGTAAATTTGGATTTCAGGCTGACGATGAAGTTGTAGGTTACATGGCTTTTAATAATTTTTATAAAGGTGTATCTGGAGATAATATATATTCACAATTAGGTCAAGACATCGAACCTAAATCAGGTGATGTTTTCAAAATGACCGAATATGGTAATGATCGAGTTTCTGGTAGATCTGGTAATTTCTTTCAAATAACAGAAAGAAGAGATCAAGATATCGGAGATAGTATTAATCCTCTAGGTGGTCATTACGGATGGAAAATAACTGCAAAACGCCTAGAATACAGTTGGGAACCCGGATTACCACAAGAAACTGCAAACAATCAAGTTAATGATGATAATTTTTATGGCAAATTATCCAGTAATATTGTTGGTGAACTTTCTTCATCACAAAAATCGTATGATTGGTCTGCTGACAAGGAAAGTAAAGAATTTGTTATTGATATGAGTTTCAATGATACATCCGTATACGGCACATACGATTTAAATCCTAAAAACTAAACGGATATAACCTCAAGCTGTACGATATTACTATTTATAGTATTTCTGTTATTAGTTACGGAACAATAATAATTGGAAGCATCTGAAGTTTGAGCATTTGTTATTTTTAAATAACTGTTTGTTTCTCCAAATAATGGAAAACTATTTTTATACCATTGATACGTTAAATCAAGACTTCCTCTTGCATTGATAGTAAAAGTATAATCATCTCCAACATTTATAGTTCCACCAATAGGTTGAACATAAATATTTGGTTGCACATAAGAAATTATGCGACTATGTTTTTTAAAACCACCATTTTTTATAAACATAATTATGTTAAAGTATACCAGTAAGGAGATTTCCAAATAACTTGAATATTTTTACCACCACTTAATTGATATAATTCATTAGAAGAATTATCTTTTACAGAAATATAATTATTTGGATTTGTATCAGTTATATTTTTAATAATAAAAGTTAATTCATCATTATTTAAATTAACAGCAGGTAAAAATAAATTTCTATTAGTTGTAATATTTCCTATAAATTGATAGGTTTTAGAACTTAAAGATAATGTAATATCATTATTTGCATTAAATGCAGATGTAGGAACATAAGTAGATTGTGTGCTTCTAGCAGTTAAACTAGAAATATATCCATTTTTAATAACTGGAATATTAACAATACCGTCATTTTGAACTACTAGTGCTGTCGAATTTCCACTAGTAGCTAAAGTAATAGTACCAGTACCTACAGAAGATAAAACAATTCCTGAATTATTACTTTTTCCATTTAACCACAAGCTATTGGTAAATGAATCTCTATAAATTGTGCTGTATAATAAATTGCCATCTCTTAATTCTATTAAGCCACCATTATTATTATCTCCTATTGCTAATGTGGTTCTAGAATAATCCTGCGAAGCAGCAGATAAACCTATGGTAAATATCGGGTATGCATTCCAGAATGTTCTAGAAGTTTCATAACTATTAGCATAAAAAGCGACAATACCAAGGTTAGGGCTAACTGGAGTTGCTACAGACGAAGGAGAAAACATACCAGTATCACCATCATCACCGAAAGTATATCCTCCAGTAGATTCGTTATTATTATTTGGATTTCCTTGTTTTGATCTATAAGAATTTGCACCAACAGATCCGCTCACTTCCAACATGTCTGTTGGAGTATGTAAGAATGTGCTAGTTCCTATACCGACATTCCCATTATCAGAAATAAACATTCTTGGTTGACTATTTGTATAGAACTCTATACCATTAATTGAAGTATTTCTTTTTATTGCTGTGTGTGCTGATGTAGTATGTAAATTTAAATAATAACCAGTATCAATTGTAATATCACCATTTACGTGTAACATGGTGTTTGGATCGACACGATTGATACCAGTCTTTCCAGAAGAAAGTATAGTAACTTTATCGGTTCCATTATATCTAAAATTAATATTATTTCCTGTATTAAGTGTTAAGTCTGTTTTATTTCTTCTTTCTGAAGAATTATAATCTCTGTCTGAATCTATTTTGAGAGAATTTGTTGCTTCATCACGATATATTAATGAGTGACCACTAAGAGATCCTAATGCTAGCAATCCACCTCCCGTGATTGTATTATCAAATATTTCTACTAATGTTCTGTTGTATGTTGTTGGTATTTTGGATGTTGTACCAATTCCTATATTACCAGAACTATTAATATGAAAACGATTGCTATCATTTGTCCATAATGAAACTGAATCCACTTTAATACTATTGAGTGCTCTATATGCTATAAAGGCATTAGAAGATGTAGCATAATCGTCACTATTGGTTCTTATACCAAATGAACCACTTAGCGTATCATTAAAATGAATTAATTCCCAACTTTTTGCATTCGAAACAGCACCTTGTCTTATTAGTTTATAAGATATTTGATTTAATCCTCCTTGGTTTGTAGATGTTATGTTTTTACCATATATATCACCACTAACATTCAATGAATTTGAATATACATCATTTAAATTGGATGTGCCATTAACAGACAATTTATTTAAATATGTTGTATTAACGACAGATAAATTATTTGTTATATTAAAAAGAGGAGTTTTAGCATAAATTGCTTTGGTATAATCCAAAGTCATTGTATTATCACCGTAGCCAGTTAATGCTCCATCACTTATAATTGTTTCTGTTCCTTGACCAGAAATATAATTTGTATATGTAACACTTCTTACATACATGTTTTCGCAATACATTCCACTAGTCGCATAGACAGAAAGAGATCTTACACCAGTTTTTGCACTTAGTAACCCACTAAGAACAAAATCTCCTTGAAAAGGCTCGCTATAAGATGCGATTGGATCTGTACCACTATCAGGATAACCAACAGTTGGTAACGTATGGTGATTTTTTCTATGAACTTTATCGTGAAATCGAGCATTTCCTGCCATTAAAGTATTTAGTCCATCCTAAATAATTAGAATGGGTGATTCAACTTTTAATTTTTGTATAAATAATCCTCTCAATCCCAATTTTGATATAACATGGTCTATTCAATATAATATATCTGGGGAAGTTAATGCAACTGGAGGATTTTCTACATTTTTATTTAAAAATTCATCTTTAGTAGGAGGAGGAAGATATTCTGGTCTTGGATATGCGCCATATTATTCGGACATTGGCGTAGTTGGATCATTGATAGGTATAATGTTTGATACAACAAATTTTATAACGATTAAAGATTCAAATTTTAATAATATATATCATGGAAATATTTTTAATGAATTAAAACCTTTTATATCACAAGATAATAGATTTAATACTATACGTTTTAATTTAACAAATTCCGCACAAAATTTAATTATATCTATAAAAGATTCTAATAATAATTATATTGATGTTTTAAATATAAAAACTAACATAGTTTTAACTAATATAGCGGATACATATAAAATTGGATTTGGATATTCTTCTCCATTAAATGCAATGGAGAAAAAAATAGCTTTTAGTATAAAAGATTTGCACGTACAAGGCAGCGGGAAACTTCCAAAAATATTATACAACAATAATAACACCAAGAGTACAGATTATATTTTACAATCGCCATATGGAGATAAAATTAACATAGCAATTAAAGGTGTCAATAGTGGTTCATTAGTACATTAAATTATATAAATAATTGATATGTCAGACTCTTTCATCAATAGATTAGATTTAGCTTCGTTAGACGAAATTAAAAATACGGATTACACAGCTTTCGATATTGGTGATCCTGTAGTTGGAACTTTTTACACAAAAAAAGTAACCTTAGATACTTTAGCAGCTAAAGTAAGCGGAATAGTATATGATAGTTTTCAAACTAAAATATCTGTTTTGCAAAATAGTGTAAATACATCAAATCAAGGTTTACAGAATAAATTAGATAAATCAGGAACAAATCTTAGTCCAAATGAAAAAATGACAGGACCGTTAGTGGTAAATGCTAAAGCTGACATTTTTGGTATTTTGAATGTAAATTCTAATCGAATTACAAACGTAGCAGATCCTATATCAGCAACTGATGCGGTTAATAGAAAATACGTAGATGCATTATCAGGCGTTTATGTTCCATTATCAGGAAATAGCACTCCAATGACTGGCTATTTGTTGTTAAATGGAAATCCCACTTTAGCAAATCATGCAGCAAATAAAAGTTATGTTGATAGCACAGTTAGTAGTGCTTCGGGATTATTAGCTAAGAAAACTGATTTAGCATTATACATTCCACTTTCTGGAGGAACAATGACAAATACTACCCCTTTGTTATTGAATGTACATCCAGTAAAAAATGTATCTAACCAGTTACAAGCTGCCACTATAAAATATGTAAATGATGGTGATGCTTCATGCATTTCAATATCTGGTAGTCAAATGGCTAGAGGTTATATAACCGTTGCAGCAGGATATGAAAATCCATCAACAACAAGAGATTTGGTCACACAACAATATGTTGATGGTAAAGTATCTGCTAGTATAGTAGGAGCATCATATTTCGTCCATTTGTCTGGCGATACAATGACTGGAAATTTAATATTAAATGCAGATCCAGACAATCTATCTAATGTTAATCAGGCAACTACCAAAAATTATGTAGATAAATTAAATAACAATACTTCCAATAGATTATCGGCATATCTTCCACTCTCTGGAGGAACTGTGACTGGATCAATAACTATGAGTGGTGTTCCAATTTGTGCTTTACAAAATGGAACAGGTTTAGATATCAAACCAAATGGTAGTACAAACAACACAAGCGTAACATTTTTATCATCTGGTGTTGTCGATGTTCACAACAACAATATAACGAATTTAAAAGATCCGTCTAAAGATGTAGATGCAGTTAATAAAAGATTTTTAGACAACAATTTTGTTCATTTATCGGGAGATAAAATGACAGGACCATTAGGCATAAAGTCATTTTCTGAAGTTTATTATTATAAACAAAGTAGCGGAAATGTTGTATTATCTTTAAGTAGTGCGAATACATTTACTGTAGATATGACAGGTAATATTTCTGGTTTTACCTTTAATAATGAACCATCAGATTCATATACTGTTACTATTTTCATTACTCAAAAAGGAACTAACGTTGCACCATTTAGTGTTACAAATTGGACAATAAATCAAGCTACTGTAAGATGGGCATACTCTAAAGCACCAGTAGTAACTAAAATTCAAAATAAAACTGATGTTTTTTGTTTTACAAAAATATCAAATGATTGGTTTGGATTTATCGGAGGACAAAATTATTAATTATGGCTATAGGATCAGGATACGCAATTATAATTAGTGTTAAAAATCTACCACCAGTAGCTTTTGATGATTCTGTTGGTACAAACATGGGAGTTGCTTTAACTTTTGATCCATTGATAAATGATTTTGATCAAGATACATTTCCTACTGGAAATATATCAATAGATACTTACGATTCATCTTCGATAAATGGATCTACTATATCAGTAAATCCGAGTAAAACTAGTTTTACGTATACTCCAAAAGTTAATTTTTTTGGTTTTGATACTTTTACTTATCAAGTCACGGATGGTGCAGCAACATCAAATGTTGCTACTGTCACTGTTGCTGTAAGTTGTTTACCGCCCATTCAACAACCAAAATCTTTTGATTTAACAGAAAGTACTACATATTCGTTTGATATAACTAATGTAAATTGTGCTCCTAATAAAATTGTTTTTAGCAATAATTTGCCAGATAGAGACATAAACACTCCAAAACAAAATATAAGTATTGTTAGAGAAAGTGTTGTAGCTTCCAGCAACTTAATTATAAACAGTATAACAGATACTGTAATTAATTTTACCACAAAAGCTTTAGGAACTGGTAAAGAAATAGGAATTTCTTATATTTATTATGATATAATAAATAGTGTATGTAATTTTACAAATAAAGATAAAGCATCTGTTGCGGGATCTACAAATAGTAGTAGTGTTAGAGTTGTACAAGGGTTTTTAGGAGAAGTTATAAATGAAGATAGTGTGCCAGCATCTTTTACAAAATATCCTATGTTTGATAGAGGAACTGGTCAATATCCGATAAGTGCTGTAGGATGGTTTGTTTTTTGTTTTGATACAAAAAAAGTTCCAGATCAATATTACATAAGCACTATAAGTAAACCATATAAAAATTCTTCAAACGTATGGACAACAGATAAAAATTTTTATGGATTGATAGGTCCAATCGGAGACGATTTAGGTCCATCATTAGATGGAAATGGTAGATTTTTATTTTTTAAACCTTATGGGCATGATTTAAATATTTGGGGTAAAACAGATGCTGGTAGTAGTGCCTATCGAATCGGATGTGTTCAATTATTTAAACCTTCAATTACAGACAAACAAGATCCAAATAGATATTTTTCAGACCCACAAGTAAAACCTACAGATGCTCAGGTCTTAGCTTGTATAAACACAATCAATGAAAACCCATTTAATGCTACAATAAATGACTATACAAACGTATTTACTGGAACTGATGTTCCACCATTTATTTCAATAATTTAAATCAAATATTCTTCGACTTTAAAATTGTGACTCATGCTTGGAAATCTTTGCTTTATATATTTTTGTAAAGCTAAAGGTTTAATCCAACTGTCACTATTTTCCAAATCAATTTTAGACTTCTTCGCCTTTTCGTTTATTATTTCTAGTGCTTCTACTAGACACAACCACCGAGAATAAGAATCTACGGTCATTACATATTCTTTATTGGATTTTGTTTTAATCAAAAGCTTGTCTATCATATAAAATTTTTAGCTAAAAAACCAAGTATTAAAGTATTCAATTCGTCCGAATTGCTATCTATTCCATTAATAGATAAACATTCTAAACACGAAATTATTATATCAAAATTTTTTCTTAAAGTTAAATTTTTAACAACATCGTCTTTATATTTTTGGGCAAAATAATCTCTTAATAAATTCATTAAACTTTTTAAGGAATCATTACCAGACTTAGATCTTAGTCCAGATAAAAAGGCATAATCATATGCTTTAAGAAGACTTTTATCTTTTGATAAGACTAAAATTCTAATATCATCTTTTAAAGAATCTAAATTAATAGATATAGGTTTAGAAAAAGTCAACGAAGATGGTATTTCTGTTGCGTTGAGAATTTCCTTAGAAAGGACATCATAATCTGGCATAATTATTCTTTTTCTTGTATCTTTTTATAAATTTCTAAAAATGCTGCATCTGCCTGATCTAAATCAATAATTTCAGTCTTATTAAAAGTTTTTGCTTCTAATTGAACAAGACATTCTTTTTGACATTCAAGACATTTAAATGAATTAACATCATTTAATGTAATAGGGATGAACATTCTTTTTTCTAGATAGCAAGGGCACACCACTTCCATACCTTGTTTAGAAAATTCTTTGATTCTTTCGTTTTTGATTTTTTCCGACTGTAAAATCAAATATTGCTTATATACTCTATCTAGTATAATTTGAATTATAGTAGTCAAAACAAATACGTTTATCATGTTATAAACGTTATTTCCTATTAATAGAGCAAAAAAAGTACTTACACTCGTTAAGAGTAGTAATGGTTTAAGAATTTCTATCCACATCAATGTATTATACCACATTAATCCTTTAAATCAACCTCAAAAACTACTAAAAAGTCAGGTATTTGTATTAATTTTTGATTTAATATGTCTAATCTTTTAATTACTTTATCTAAAGCTACCTTTTGTGATTCTTTTACGCTTGGATTTTCATCAGATGCTTTTTGAAAATCTCCACGAAGATCTGCCATTTTTCCAAAAATCTCAAAAATCCTATCTTTATATCTTTGAATTTCATTGGGTAAAGTGGCATTAGCAGCCTTGATATGCCTATCGTTAGGAATATCAATCGGCATTTGATAAAACGGTTCATCCGTTGCGCCGGGACCAACACCTGCTACTTGCCTATCGGCATTAGCCATAATATCTTCTCTTATATTTTTAATTTTCACTACATTTATTTACCTATCTTGACTAAATAATCACATGGATAATATTTTTCAAAAAGCCTTCGTACATGTTCTAAGAGAAGAACCAGAACTTCCTGAAGTATCAGATTCAGAAGCAATGCAACAATCTTTGGATAATGGAACAAATCCTCAAGATTTTGATGTCGATGGTGGAGCAGCAGCAGATCATCTTGCCGCAACTTCCAAGATGCAGCAACAAATGGTAACTACATTACAAGGATGGATCAAGAATTTGGAAGAGTTTTCTAGATCTTTGAACGGAACCGATCCTAATTCAATGCAATCTAAGCTAAAGAATTGCATTCCTGATTCTTTGTTTGACAAGATCAGAGTCGCAGAAACTAAGAAAATAGCTCGCGTATCTATGGAAGTAACATCTCTCAATGAGATGTTGAAAGGTTATTTAGCAAGTTCAACTGATTCGAAATACCGGGGTGTATAATTATACTTTGCGTCTTATAATTTAATTATAAATGAATAAATATTTATGTGAATAATATAAATATAATTTATAAATCTAATAACCCCGCTTTAAAAGATAAAGAAACTACTATTATATCTAAATATATAGAAGGTTATGGTATTAAAACATTGTCTATAGAATATTCAGCATCACAAAATGCTATTAAAAAAATTCTAGTAAAAAACAAAATTTATATTAGGAATCCAAAAGAAGCTAGAAATACTAACGTTTATAATAAAAAATTTGGAAAATCCAAAGCAAAAATAAAAGATGAATCTATAATAAATTTAATTATAGAAGAATATAAAAACGGAAAAGGTTGTGTGGAAATGGGTTTAAAATATTCGGTAACACATAGAACTATATTAAATATTCTTAGAAAGAATAATATAAAAATAAGATCTAATACAGAATCTCAAAATAATTCATATACAAAACAAAAAGTTATTGAAAGTAATATAAAAAAATTTGGTGTTACTAACCCAATGCAGCATTCAGAAATTTTCGAAAAATCTAATTTAAATAGATATAAATACAAAACGTGTACTATAAACGAAATAACATTTGATAGATTACAAGGATACGAAGAACAAGGAATTAAGTATATATTACAAAATTATTCAGATATCAAAATAAATGATATAAAAGCAGGAAGATGTCATGATTTACCAAAAATTAAATATTTTTATAAATCACGAAGAATATATTTTCCCGATATTTTTATACCAAAAATAAATCTTTTAGTTGAAATTAAATGCGAATACACATTTAATAATAACAAAGAAATAAATTTAATAAAACAAAAAGCATCATTTGATGCTGGATATAAACATTTAATTATAGTTTTTTCTAATAATGGGAAAAAACATTTATATAATATATAATTATTTTTTAGAACAATTATCTTTTATATATTCTGGTGATATTTGATTGCATTTAATAGCAATAGCTATATCATTAAAGTCTTTATATTTTTCGCCTAATTTTTTAGGCCAAATAAAAACGTTTTCCTTTAATTCTAAAAGCTTTTTAGTTTTATTGAAAGCGGCTTTATCTTTCCATTGAGAATCTAAAATCCATATTTTTTTGTGGAAAGGAAATTTGTCGATTTGTTCTTTTTGTTTACAAGTGAACATTTGATAAGAATTTTCTTGTATTCCTCCGACAGCAACTCCATTCTTAATAAAACAAGAATTTATTGGGCCTTCAAAAATATAAATTGTATCTAATTCTGAATTTATTTTATTAATATTAAATATAGTCTTTTCGCTATTAAATTTAGATAGATATTTGGGTTTACACATCATATCTGCTTCCAGAATAGTCCTTGATTGATAATAAACTATTTTATTATTATCATCATAAAACGGAAGTATCAATCTATTCTTATGGATTCTATCGTCAAGAGACAAGAATAGTGCTTCTGGGCGATTTACAGCAGTGTCTAGTAATCGACCACGCATAAAAGTTAAGGCAAGTTTTACAATTTTATTGTGTTTATAATATTGTAATTGACTTTCATCAAATAAATTTATACAATCTTTAGGTAGAGTTTCTACCTTAATTTCTTGCCTTTTATCTTCTTCCAATTTAAGTTCTGAAGATGTTTCGTTTAACTCCGAAAGAATTTGGGTCAAACTACAACAAGAAATCTCCATTATCCAAGACAATGGAGATTTATTATAGCCACAATTGTGGCAGAATACTCTATTTAATTTAGGCAGATAATAGAATCTGCGTTTTCTTAACCAAGAAGATCCTTCCCTGCACATAGGACAAGATCCTTGGTAGGTATTATTGTATTTATTTTTTTCTGGAGCACCTACGTACTGAAAAAATTTAACTACAACATAATCTTCTGGTACGGTCTTCACAGATTGTGATTGTACCAGATTTTTTACAAAACACAAGGTTTATCTGCAAGATGATGTGATATCTTCTTTAGAAACTGCGTCTAAAATTTTAACCATGCCCTTACGAATAAAGGCACCACTACTTGGATCAATCCAATGAGCTTCTACATAAATCTTATCACCATACCTACGTTCAATGATTCTTGGTTCTACTGGTTGTCCACTAATTGGTGATGTAATTCTAACAGGTCTTACTATTTCCATAATACTATTTAGCGTTGTTAAGGTTAAAAGTATATTGTTTACTCAACAATTTAAACACTTTAGGTTCTATTTTCAGAACATGCTCCAAAATTCCATTTTCTAAACCAAAATAAAATTTATCTTTTGGAACATTTCTGTTAATATTTTTAGGAACAGAAATAAAATGAAATTCGTTTGGAGACTCTTCTATATAGACGAACATCTCGCCTATGTATGTTCCACCAGTCACGGAATATGAATGACCAATTAATGGATGTGGTTTAGTACTCATTACATTGGCCCTCCACCATTCAACGAAAAAAATAATCTTGAAAGTGCCGTATATAATGCATCTGCATCTAATTGAGATTTAGCATTAGTTACAACAATCGGTTCATTATTCATACTATATCCTATTACAATAAAAGATCTCAAAAATTCTTCCATAGTTGATATCAACGCATCTACTTCCAATTCGCTTTCTTTATGTTTTTCCTTCATGTTTTTTATCAAAGCTTCTTTTAAAAGCTTTTGAATTTGATCTGAAGAAATGGGCGACGATCCGATATCTTTCTTTAAAGGTTTCTTAGAAAGATTACGTTTCTTTTTTGGAACTATAGGGTCTTCATCACTATTTTGAGTCATTTTGTTTTTCTTTAAAAAAGGTGTTGTTTTTTTCCAAAACAGGAACTCCCTTATCAATCAAAACTTGTACAATAACCTCGATAGATTCTGTACTTATTGAGAAGTTTTTGGGAAAATAATTTCCACCATCATTAAATTCGAACATGATATCGTCATTGAAACTTCTATTATTATAACAAGTTACAAAAATAGAGCAACCGCCCGGATCAATCAATACCGTCCATCTTCTATGATCGTGAATTCCGTATTGTTGAAATACACGCAATACACCAAATTTACAATCTCTTAACCTTTTAATAAAATAACCCGGAGTTTTAATCTTATTCTGTTGTCTTTTATTTAAAGTCATATTATGAAATCATGGTTGTTGCTACATATTTCAACTTATATTTATCTTCAGAGAACTCAAAAGCAACAAAACCTTGTTTTGTATTCATTTTGAAATCAATTTCTTCGACTTTAAGTGCAGAAATGATCCTAAAAATGTCAAAACTCAAAATAATATCCTTGGATGTTTCTTCTCCATTATATGAATCAGATAATCTTGATGTAAAAGTATCAATATTACTTCTAGTTTTATCGCATAGTTCACCCATCAGGTTATCGTTTTCAGTTCTAATATAAATCTTATTGCTATCAGTGATGAATGTGCTGCTCTTTATAAAAGATAAGATCGAACTCGATAATATTTTAGTTGTCAAATTATATTCTAAACTATTAATTTTTTCCAAATTATAATTTGGAACCTTAATTAGATTATCATTTATTAAATGGATTTTGAATTTTAAATTAGGAGATTTATATTCAACATTATTTTCATTCAAAATAAGTTCTATAGTTTCTCCTTCAGTACATTCAAAAGCTTTAATAAATTTCTTAATATCAGAAAAATTAAGATTTTTATCTGAAGTATAATCAACTATTTCTACATCATCGCAAGATGCATACAGAGCAAACATGCTGTCAATAGTTCTGGTCATTGTATACAATGAACCATTTTCTACTTTTAATGAGCAGATATCGTTAATTCTAGAGATGGGAATTAGGAATTTTTGTAAAAAATTAAATTTGTTCTTTATTATTAGCTTCATACTTTGACAAATATTCTACCATAGATGATACTGTTTTGTCGAGCTTTTTTAAAAGCTTTTCTATATCATTTAATCTATTATTAATAGTAATTGCTGTTATGCTGTTATCAAAATTAAATTCTAATTGAGAATTATCGACTGGTTGAAAATTTTGTGGTTGTGGAATGTAAGGTTGCGGAATATGAACGGGATGATTTGATACTGGTATTTGTTTTGTTCTTTGTGTAGAAGGTACGGCTTCTTGTAAAACCTTTTCGGCTACCATCTGAAATTCTCTTTTCTTAGGAGAAAGAAAAGGATTTTCCGAAACGATATTTGCATCATACTTTGAAATTTCTCCGTATGTTTGACCCAAAAAACCAGTTAAAATATCTTTTAATTCTTGCGGGTGGATTTCGTGATTTTCTTGTAAAAAGTATTCTTCAGACATATTATTAGTTATAAAAAAACCCTGAGTTTTCTATACTCAGGGTTTTTTATTCTTAATTATTTAAGATTTAATTTTCTAGACCTTTTAGCAAATCTGCTATCATTTCATCGGAAATCTCCGAATCGTCTGCTTTATCCTCTGTTTTAGAGGCAGCTTTTGGTGTTTCTGGTGTAGAAACTGTACTAGCTTGACTTGTAGGAGTAGAAGTGTTTTCCTTGCACAAGAAATGTGTATTCCACATATCAAGAAGCTCTTGCTCCGACTTTAGTGTATTAACAGCAGTTAAATCATGGATAGATTCTAAGATTTCTGTTTGCTTTTCCTTGGAAAGGTTTAGATCTACTGGAGATGTAAATCTACTCGCATCGTAAGAAATAAATCCTCCTTGATTCTTTTCAACCTTCAGTTTAAAATTCACTCCAGCAGGAGACAAATCAAAAACTTTTACGCCAAACTCATCAGAATCATCTCCACTAATAGCAGAAGTGATCTTTTGATCTAACTTCTTTCCATAGCGGAAGATTTTTACAGTTCCGTTGTTTGATGGATTGACGGGATCATCCACAACATAAACGTTTACATACCATTGTTCTTGCCATTTTACATCTGCAACCTTCTTCTTCTCTTCATCCGTACCAGTCTTAGAAAGACGATAGCGTTCTCTACCAATTGGATCAGGTTGACCGATTGTCTGTAAGCTAAGAGCAGAAACATACTGCCCTGTAGAAAAGCTATTCCAACCGTGAGAGAAGAAATGATAAAAAGTCTTACTGGGTTCTTTTAGATTTGGTAAAAGACGAAGAACATAAGTATTACCTTCTTTGAACTTCAAAATTTCCTTGTAAAGTGAATTTGACGATGAGGATTCGCTCTTGGCAAGAGCTTCTTTGATTGAGTTAAACATTGATGCTGTAATCATATTTAGTATTTTAGTTAGTTGTTGAATTTAATTGAGGTAGCATGATACCATACTGTAAAGTCGAAGTCAAGCGTCTTTTTTTGATTCCACGAAGATTTTGTAAACAAGGATCGCCTTTTGTGATGTGTAAAATTTCAGATCGAAAGTCTCTTCGTTAGAGTAGACAGAGTAGGGTGCTCTAAAAAAATCTGTAATGTTTATTTCTTTATGTTTTTCGAACAGATTTGAGAGTCTTTCAAGACAAATTTGATTTGTCTGATTCATTTTTGTGAAGTCCTTTCTTATTTTGTACGGCAGGTTTTTTGATTTTCTTGATTCTTTTAGGTACTCGTTGTATATTTTTTTCTGTAAATCCGTATATACTTTTTTTAATTTTTGTTCCATGATTAGAATTTAAATATTTTGAAATGTATTTGCTTTTTGAAATTGTATAATCGTAATCGATAAAGTATTTGAATAAGTCGTAATCGTTATCTATTGATAATAGAGATTTTAAAACGGATTTGTAGTTGTCACATTTTAATACTAACAAAAAAATATTTGGTAAATTTAATTTTTTATTGTGAGTAATACAAACTAAACTACAAAAACATAAAAACATGTGTTCATTTTCCGCTTTATCTATTTCTAATTCCATTATTAATAATTATCCATTTTATATTAATAATCTACTGTTGATATTCTTTTAAGAATAATTCATTACTGTCTGCCCATGCTTTTTCGTGAACAGAAAGTAATCCGGGTGAACTATGGATAACGTGAATTGGATAGACACCAATTTTTAATTTTTCACGATTTGCGTCAATACAACTAGAAATATCATAATGATGGAATGTGTAATTTTCATTAAACTTCCATTTAGTTTTGCTTACGGATTCTAAATGAATCCCTAGAAATAAACCGTCTGCAATAGCAACCCTAGAAGGAGTAGGACCAAAAGCTGTCGTCATCGTTTGATTTTGACTTCCTGCTGGATGGGAAACTTCACCTCTTTGTTGATTTCTTTCCGTCATTATATGCCACAAAGCAGGATTTGTCAACCTTGGATTTAATCCTCCTGCTAAACCTATGATGTTATAACCTAAAGAATATCCCATTTTTAATTTTTCGTATAACTTTAAATCGTCAATATACACATCATCATGCACACAAACCACAAATTCTGCTCCAGAGTTTTTATATTCTTCAATTTTTCTATTGTAAACTTTAGGCATTCCATCAGTATTTTCCCAAGTAATATCCAATTTATATGTTGGGGTGTTTAATCCATCTTTCCAAGAACGATATAAAGGTAGACTATTTGCTTCGATTTCTAACTTTCTTGTACAAGATACTATAATTACTTTGGGATTCATCTAAAAATTTATATTAATTTTTAAAAAAATCAATAAATATATAATATGAGTATCTTAAATCGACCCGGATGGGCTAATCGTTCAATCTTAAATGAAGGGAGACTTCATTCTGATGAGCTTAAACAACGTATCACAAACCTATTCGTAAGGACTTCTCTTGGAAATTCTCCTACCTATGTAGTCAATAAAATTTCTGACATTTTAAGAAAAGAGAAGGGTGATGATGTTGATATTAATGATATTGCTGATGAAGATATCATCAGAATCGCAAACGATCAAGAAGTAACAAATGGTAAATTTGAACCACAATTAAAGAGTTCTATCGCAGATGCTAGAATGGAAAGCGAAGGCGAAATGTCTGGAGTAGATTCAGGTTTACCCTCTGAACAAGGTGAAGATAATCACGAAGATGACTTTGAGTCTGAAGATAACCACGAAGATCAAACCGAAGATGATTATTCTTCAGAAGATGAAACGGACGAAGATGCACAAGATTGTCAAGATTGTCAAGATTACGAAAAAGAAGATTGCGAAGACTATCATGATTACGACGACCAAAGACCAGAAGACGAAACACCTATAAATTCAGTAATCAAAAAAGAAAACGTAAGACTTTCACAAAAAGCTATCAATAATTTATTGAGAGAAAATTACATAAAATCGAGGCAACACAAATTCTCGATAGAACAAAGATATAGAAACTATTAAAAAAAATGCCACCAAAAAGGTGGCATTTTTTTTATCCGTGAAGCAGAACGCTTCCTTTATAATTTTCGTTTAAGGTTAAACCTTTTGCCGTACTTAAAATTTCCTCCAGAGGAACTGTTTGCCAGTTTAAAATTCTAGTTTGAGAATTTTGTAGTTTAATGTGGAGAATATTTCCTTCTGCATGTACTGCAACATATTTTCCAAGTTTTGAAAACTCTGTGAATAATAGACTGGATACGGTATTTATGTCGTTTAACATAAAACTATTTAACCATACTTTAATTATTTTTCAATTTCATCTTTAGTTTCTTCGTCAATTTCTTCTTCGATCATCTTTTCCATCTTATTATTTTCTTTTTCTTGCTCAGAAGAATAAGCCCATTCGGTTTTAATTCTTTTTTCTATCAATGGAATAATGGCATCCCAAAAAGATTGTTTATTTACAAAACTTTTCGCATATCCTAGCTTCTCACCATTAAATAAGTATGTAGAACCAGTTTGTTCTATAATACCTAATCCTACTGCAATATCTAAAAGACCGTGATACTTATCAGCACCATTTTCAAACGAAACATAAATCTCTCCTTCTAAATACTGTTTAACAAACCTATTTTTAGCCGTAAGCGCACGAATAATAATCCCTACATAATTTCTCTGTAATACAGCAAGACCACCAGAATCTGATTTAATAACATCTTCCTTTACTGGCTTCCTCATCAATTGTACGGAAACAGATGGCAAATATACACAAGCTTTACCACCGGGCATATTCTTAACCAAAGAAGGATGTAAATCGCCGGGATTATCATACAAATGATTGGTTATGATAATCGCAGTTTTAGTTTGTGCAGATAATTGAGTAGCCGTTCTGAGTAAAGACTTAATAGCTCTCGCCCTAGACCCCATATCTACACTTACTGAATCCTTTTCAATTCTAGCCGTCTCTATTGCACTTTCTAAATTCCCTAAAGAATCAATTGCGATAATAAACTTACCTTCTAATCCCTTTTCTTTTACTGAAGTTAAAAATTTAAATAAACTATTTCTACATTGTTCTATATTAAAAATAGGAACATGCATTATCTTAGAGGTATCTAAACCTAATCTTTCCGCACCTTCAGCATCAATAGCATTTTCACTATCAAAAATAACTGGAATAATTCCAGCTTTCTGAGCATTCGCTAAAATCTTTTGTGTTAACGATGACTTGTATGTCATGCTCTCACCATAAAACACAGTCAAACGACCACTAGGAATACCACCATTTATCATTCTAGCACTAATGATACCATCTAAAACATAACTTCCAGTACTAAACCACTTATCTACACGACTCAACGAAGAATCTTTTAAAAACGAAGCGAAAGGATTTCCCTCTTCTAACACCTTCAAGGCTTTAAGTATTTCTTTATCCATAGAAAAGAATTATACCACAAATTATATAAAAAGCAATACATAAAAAAAGCCACTATTAAAAATAGTGGCTTTTTTGTTTTCTATGGAAGAATAGAAATTATTCGTCAAACAATTTAACTACATTTTCGCCAGCACCTTCAGGTGTAGGAGGCGCAACGTTAAACACTCTGGTATATTGTTCAGCAAGACGAGAATCGACCTCAACTGTACCTTGTGTAATTGTTGCAGTGTTAAAGTCCCATGTGCTACCTTCAGCCCTTGCAGATTCTGAAATAAATTCAGCAAAAAACAAAGGAATTAGTTGTACTTGAAGTTGACCATTCTGGGCCTGAGAAACGTTAATCATGGCTGGATTCTTGACAGTAAGAAGTGTTTGTGTCCTCGTTACTTGTTCACCGATAATGTTTCTCCCGATTGCATCAATAAATGTAGTAATATTCATATGAGTAATTATTTTACCATATAATATTAAAAAATCAACCCAAAATATCATCTAAAGAACAAATTAATTGTTCTGTAGGTTTTCTTGGAATCCAATTCATTATTTTATAAAATCTTTCTATACACATGAACATATCCTTTTCAAACATTGTATAAATGTCTGGTTTAAATATAGATTTAAATTCTATTGGGTATTTATTTTTAAAAGCTATGGTAGATATACCATAGACGTTTGGTGTTTCTAGATAAAAATATTTTAACTTATCTCCGCTTACAATTTTTTCGTATTTGTTTGTTATGCCCAATTTATCTAATAATAAATTATAGTAATACGCAGACTTTACATGACACGGCATACCTTTACAAGTGACAAAATCCTCACACAATGCTTCGTATTTTTCTAAATTTTTAATTCCTTTTGAGATTGATATTTCAGAGATATCCATTTGGAAAAATGTATCATAAGCCTTTCTAAATAAATCATTTGTGGATGATTCACATTTAGTTAAAATAATATTTTCTATTATACTTTTTACATATGGCTTAACAGCTTTTGGCATTGTGGTTGTAACCACTTCAACGCCTGTATATTTCCAACTGTTTGATGGAATTCCTTCTTTATCCAGAACGTGCAACACATACCGCTTCTTTTCCAAGAAAATTCCAGCATCACACATGTTTTCTCTTTTAAATTCAAACCTACAATCTTTAGTATTTAAAATGTTTTTGGCCCATTTTTTAATATTATCATTTAAGTATGTCTGAAACTCTTCCGCTATTTCGTAAGCTTGTGGAGTGATCTTATTATTTTCCGAAAACTTATCAACTAATTGATCGAAAGATACATACAAACTGTCCGTATCACCTGCAATCAAACCTTTACTTAACTCCGAAATGTCGGAGATTCCGGTTTTTTCTGTTATGAATCTTTTGAAGATTTCTCTAGATTCTTTAATTACCGATTGACCAGTCAGTGTTATTGATTCTGCAATATCTACGTCACCAATAGGACAAAATTTATTCGCACAAGCACCATAAACAGAGTTCAAAAAGATCTTAATAGCCTGTTGTTTTGTATCTAATTGATCTATTTTATTTTCTAAATTTTGTTTATCAATTTCATTTTCATTCTTTAATTTAGTTTTTAAATTTTTTGAATCTTGTCTGATTGACACACGTTTCTTATAATAAATATCTACCAAATCTGCTAAAATCCCCTTCTTCTTTTGCGAAAAGAGAACGTTTGCTTTCGACAAAGAAATGTTTTCCTTTTTGAGGTAATTTAAAAAATTTATAGGCGTAAAATCTATCACTACTCCATCAATGTTTCTTACCGAAATCTTATCTTTTTGAATACTTTCTATCTTTCCCATCTTCGTTTCTGGCGAAGTATTCAACGTTATCATTGTATTTGGATACAGCGAGTTTGCGTCAAAGCTTACAATCGATGTATGATGACCGGGTATTGGATGAAATACAAATCCTCCTTCGAAATCCCTTGGTTCTTCGTTTTCTTCTACTACAAAAGTACACAATCTTTGATTGCGCTTTCTAGCCTCTATTCCAGCAGCACCTGTAACAACACCAACAGTTCCTAATGCTGATTCAAATGTCGTACAACCGATATACGACAACATTCTAAGTAATTGAATATACTGTAATTTTTTCTCTAGATTTACTAAAAGTTTTACGTCTTGTATATTATAGTCAACAAACGTTTCCCAATCTTCCATCATGAATTCATACAAACTCTGATCTCCATAATCCAATTTATTTTCTTGCAATTCTACCTGACCAATGTAATCTAGTTTATATGATTCTCGGTTTACTGGACAGAATTTTTTGTAAATGTCCATATAATCCACGCACGACACACCATCTATTCGATGGACTATTTCCTTTTTACCAAACTTGCCATTAAAAACTTTTGTATACCTTCGTTTGTAGGGAGATATTGTGTCCGTTTCTTCTTTCCCTAAGACCTTTTCCATCCTGTTGATGATATAAGGAATGTCATATCTATCACAGTTATGGACTAGCATTCCATTACATAAAAATACGTGATCCTCTGTCTCTATATCATACATTTCAACCATTTTACCAGTGGATTCAATTGATCTAATTTTCACTAAAATATCCGATTTAATTTCATCAAAAACCCACCTAATACTTTTATTACTTGAGTTTCTTTCTGGAGATTCTTTAATATTTTTTATTTTTTCTGATCTTTCAGTATTATGCATGATTTCTCCGCATTTGTTCACGAATTCGACATTTTTACTAAACATTGGTATGGACACATAATCTTCAGATTTATAACTTATAACCCCATTCCATAACAAGATTTGTTGAATATCCAACAAAAAATTATATTTTTTACAATCAAAATTACATAAATTAATAGCACTTTCCCCGATCCATCCATCACCATCAATCATTCCAGCAAAAAAATGATAGAATTGGCTATATGATAATCTAGATATCAGCCTAATATTTGGCTGTTTACCTAAATCTTTATTATAAATCATTCCAAGCATGAAACCAATTTCATTAGTTAAACTAAATTTCTTCGAATAACATATACCCAATTTATGATTAACTGTCTTGGGTGATGATAAAGTTTTATTTACGTATGATGATACGATCTTAGTATAAGAATCCACTAAATCAAAATCTTTAGAAGATACTGTGATTGTTTTATCTTTTTTATCCAGACAACCATCGGTGAATATATATCCAAGTAATTGAATTAGCTGTTCTGGTATTCTCTTATTCAAATCAATTGAATATCTGCGACCTCTGGGGTTAAATACGAAATTATTAGTAGTTTTTAAAAAATCAATCACTTCACTTCGATTCAAAAATGACTTAACAATAGAATACCTCCAATTCGAAGATCTTTCCCAAAATTTTCCATTATAATATTCTTCGTGTGATATTAATTTGCGGAATTCTTCGTTAGATCTTAATTTATCTCTTAACTTAGCACATGTTATAGCGAAATCAAACGAAGGATTCTCCTCGATTTCATCGAAAAAATCCACCAAAAATTCTCTATATGTGAGATCAGCATTAATATTAGAACCCACATGAATCCTAGCATATACATCTTTCTCTTTGTTATCTATAACAGTTTTTATATTAGATACAGTTAATTCTTCAATAATTTTACCCAAAGTATTTTTGTTTTTATATTCATCAACTAATTTAGAATGACACATTATTTTATGTTTATCTGAACATAAAATATCATATCCCAATTCAGTTTTCACGCAATATTCTTCTTTTATTCCAGTCATAGCATGATTATTTATCCTTCCACCATATGTTTTAAGTGGGTGATTATCCAAATAATATGATAAATTATCTATTTTTTCGATTCTGTCATTTAACCATACATATTGACCATTACTTATACAATTCCATCCAGACAAAATATCTGGATAATCACTTTTCAAGAAGTCTAAAAACTTCTCTAATAAAATATATTCAGTATTGCAATAATAATACTCTACATCTTCAGATTTTGAAGTGTATGGCTTTGTGCCCCAAACATGATACTTATTTGTAAAAGAATCGTATACTGTTATAACATTAATTTCATCATTAGGTTCGCTTGGGCTTGAAAAGCCCAGCTTACCAACAGCTTCGATGTCAATAAAATATATTTTTAATGGAAATTTAGCAAAATCTTCAGTATCATTATAATTCCAGTACATATCAATTAATGATTGTTGTACTGGATTATAATTATCGAATACTCTTTTTAAGCCTCGTTCCTTTAAAAATTTACTTTTATCAAAAACATTATTAAAATGTTTCTTCTTTAAATTAGTGTTAAAGATACTAATATCAGAGCCACTATTATCTTCGTAATAAAAATAAGGAAAACATTCTATCGAAGTTACAATTCGATCTCCTGCATTTGACCAAGTGTAGATATCAACTACTTGATTCTTGTAATTATAGACGGCATTTCTGTATCCTAACATAAGAGAGTATTGTATCACACAATACTACCCTATTCAAGGATTAAAGCGAGACAAATGTTTGCGATCCTTAGAACCATAAGGTGTCAAAAATAGTTCTTGGTAAGAACCTAAATTTTCATCTCTTTCCAAGAATCGATCTTCCGCAACCTTGCGGCGTTTGAACGAACTGTTCTTGTAGTGTCCTGCTCTTGATAATTCATTATGAATCTTATCAAGCATTTCTTCGCCAGTCTTAAATTTAATTTCTGCATCTTTGTATGTACAGAGATCTTGACAAGCAGCAGGCAAACCAAACGCACAAGCTTCAATGTATTTTAAATCACTCTTTGCCTTATTGAATGAATTGTCTTGCAACGGAGCAACCATCATTTGAACTCCAAGATCATAAATCTTTTGGGGATAATCATACAATCTCTGCCATTGATGGAATTCTAGCTCTCCGCTTTGAATGTAGGGATATAAAGGAGGAGGAAATGCTCCTAAAAATACCCACTGATATTTGTGTCTGCTATCTATGATAGCTTTGATAACATGTTCGAAATCATCCTTTTGACCGACACGATTTTCAACATCAAAGTGAGCACCACTACCTGCATAAAGGATACGAGGTTTCTTTTTATTTTTGTCATATAAAGCATTAATACGATCTGGATTGAAATGATTTCCGATCCAATATTTCGCAGGAAAATTAGGGATTACAGTGATTTCTTGCTTACCTGTGCGTTGTCTATATAAATCTCTCATGAAGTCACAAGTTACACTAACTTCGTCGCACATATTGATAATGCTCGTTACATTATTTCGAATTTCATCAGATGTAAATGCAGTTTTAAACTTGTTATAATCAGGAATATCTTCTCTAAACACAACATCGTCCACTTCATAAATGATCTTAAATCCAACTTCCTTCTGAACTTCCTTTAAGAATTTTACGAACTCCAATTGTGATGAAGTAGCCTGACGCTGTAATCTAACTGCCTTGACATTTACATACCATCTAGGATCTAAAACCATGACAGTAGTATCAGTAACCATCATATGGCCTTGATAGTTCAATAAATGACTGACCCATCCAAGCCTATATAAACCACATCCACTCAAATCTGCTCCGAACTGAATTACTCTAGGTAACTGAGCTTCTTCGTTTGGTGGTGGAGGAGGAGAATTACCAATAGAAACTGTTGTCTTAGGAAATGGAGGTACAACAGGCGCAAAATTCTGAAACGGCTTTGTAGGATTAAATGTATTGATCATTTAAATAGATTTATATCTATTTAAAAAAAATTCAATATTTTGTTGAAAAAAATATGTATTGTTATAAATATTTTTTGTAGAAAGGAGACACACACATATGAGCAACAAAAACGCATACGAAATTCGTTTGGACGTTTTATCTATGGCACATAGCGATTTGGTTGGACAGTATCACCAAAAGCTAGACACACATAGAGTAAATGCCGACAAAAAGAATCATGTTTATGATGTTACGTTAGTAGATTCTTTATATCCGAAGACCACGGATATTTTGGCTAGAGCCGAAGAACTCTACGCATTCGTATCACAATAAACGTAAGTAAGGATTAAAAAAGGGAGCAGATTAATTTCTGCTCCCTTTTTGTTTTATAGAAATGGATTGTAATCCAATCTACTTGTTATGCCATCTTTCTTTTCTAGGAAAATAACATCTCCTGTAGCGGCATTTATACTGTCTTTTTTATGAGAAATAACTAAGATACATTCATCATATTTTTGAACTCTGTCTTTGATTAATTTTGTAACTAAATCACTTCCTTTTTGATCTAGACAACTATCAAAAAGTTCATCATAAATGCTTATATTATAAGTGACATTACCTTGTATTCTTCTCATATCCATGAAAGAGAATAAGCAAGCAAAATCAATATTTTTTCTCTCTGCACCAGAGAAATTATAATACGAACAAACTTTATTTTTTTCGTTAATTATTTCTTCTTCGAAATATTCATTGAAGTTGCATATACAATTAGCATCTAATTGACTTAGATAATATCTAATTCTATCATTAAACATCAACAATAT